GTGGTAAACGCGCGGAAAGTTTGAAAAGGGTTCCGAAAAGGGGGGAAAAGGGTAAGGGAGTAACCGAAACAAGCTCAAAAAAAAGGGTTGGCAGCAGCGCTGCATACCCGCTGCAGCAGCGACGCGGGACCGGCGCAACTCATCCCCAGAGCCCAGCAGGACAACGCTCGGTGGCGATGTGAGTCTTGAGGCGGGTGAAGCAACCACAGTCCGGGTGAGCGCAGCGCGCATCCGATGCGCGGTAATGAGCGCACCTGCGACAAATGTCCCGATGCGCATCGCGCTTGGCTGGCGTCTGCCATAGCTGATCACCTACTGATACGGCCCGCGCTGCGCGTAGGATGGCCCCCACGGCGTTGCGCGCTTGGCGTGCAACGGATGGTAGCGGAGGTTCTGCCGCGCCGCGCGGGGGCACAAATCTGGCCGTGACGTGAAATATCATACCAATGGGATCGAGACGTAGAAGCCGGGGTCCGATTGAATGGTGACGATGATCTGGCTCAGACTGATGCCGTGGTTCTCGCGGCCCCCTGAGTGGCGCATCATGTGGAAGGCTCCGGCTGCGGGTGTGCCGGGATCGATCGCTCCGGCGTCAAGAAGGAGGCACTCGGTGGTGTTCTGCAGGATAAACCCATCGGTGCAAAGCTTCCAGCCGTTGTTTGCTCCATAATCCCAGAGTGGGTTGGTGTCGGGCGGATCGCCGGGGAGCCTGCACTCCAGAGCGTCGCTGGCGTCGGTGGCGGGCGTGAGGCATGCGCGGTCGCGATAGGTGCTGAGCTGCACCAAGAATCCCCCAATGCTGGCAATCTGGTCGCGCCAGCTCTCCGGCACAGCCTGCACGGCGTCCCCGACCAGCGTGACTTGGTATTGGGCGATCTCCCGGTCTGTGCTGATTTGGAATGCGGTCCCATTGCACGTGTCGAGAATTCGGGCGGATGACACAACATTGATCTCGGCCCCGCAATCCGACCAGGCACTATATGCGCCGACGGGAGCATCTGGAGGTTGACCCTTCCACACTACGTCTATGTCACCAGTGCCGACACATTCGACGCCGGCAGGCCAAAGCGCGCCGGTGGCATCGCGCGTGGCGCTGCCTGAGGCGGTTCGACATTCGATGGTGAATGGCAACATGACGCGGCAGCGGGTCAGCAGATTGATGGCCGATGAAAATTGGTTGAACACCTCCGCATAGCAAATGGTGTTTGGCAGCGGGCCGAAGCCGCGCGGGGCGTCCGCGCGGATGGATGAGGGTAGAGTCTTGAACCATGGTGAGCTCAAAGCCTGCATGCAAAGATTCTCGTACGAGAACGCATACAGCCCGTAGCTGCCGTAGGCGCAGGCGTAATCCGCAGATGTGACCCCGTCCACGTAACCCTCGCACATTGCGCGCAGATAGAGCTCCATCTGCGACATGACATCATGACGAATCGGTGTGTCATGGCTGTTCTGGCGGTCGTTAGCGTCGTCGTAGGGTAGCGGCACGAGCTTGGTCAGCAGGCAGTGCGGGAAACATGACCCGGCTGGATTGTCCGGATTGCTCTGGACGGTGCTGTTGGCCGCGTTGTCCCCATTGCGGACTGGGCAAGTCGTCCCGTTGGCCTGCTGGACCAAATAGTCCCGCAGGGCGTTCTCCACCGAGCGGTACGGCTCGGCTGTGAGCGCGGGCAAGTCCCACGAGCTGATATCCTGCGCGATGGATGCTGGCGCGGTGGCACAATGGTGGACACGTCCGGTCAAGGTGAGTTTTACTAGCTCAGTGCCGTCAGCCTCCGTCTCTTCGACGGCAGACTCGATCTCCGGGTCCGGCTCGTAGACGCGACAGGAGCGGTAAAAGTTGAGCCGTGTTTGCTCGCATGCCGTATCACCTGGTGCGCATTCGATCTGGTTGACGGATTGGCGTCCGAGCCATGCGCTGTTTAGGCGCGCATAATTGTACCCACTGGGTGACTCAGGGCTCAGCACCCCGCCAAATGTGCCGGAGACACGCTGGCCGTAGCTGGTGTGCCAGAGAAGCGGCGCGTCATTGGCGATCTCGGGGCTGTAAAAATGGCATCGGTTGACGAGCGGCCAATAGTCGGAATAGGAGTCTGGCTTCCAGATCGACGAGTCGGATGTGTGATATGGCTTGAATTGGAATCCGACCAGCCACTCGTTGGTTTGTCCGGCATGATCGGCGGTGTGGCGGATACCATCATACTCGCGGACGGTCCCGCCGCCGGCATATTCGGTCTTGCCGGCGAGCGACGTGAATGTCTGGCCGGCGCGATAATCCCGTCCGTCATACGTGACCATGCCGCCGGCCTGGACGATATACGTGCGTCCCGGCACCAGCTCGCCCGATGGAATATCCGCGCGCGACGGCGCGATGCCGTGGAAGGAATCCAGCGGGACGGTGTGCGACATGCCCATGGCATAGCGCCGAAACCAGAGGATACTCTTCCCACCCACCACGGCGTAGCCGGCGAATTGGCGGCGCGGTATGCACCGCACCAAATGGGACATCTGCCGCGCGGCCTCAAATACAGCATTGTCATTGACAGTGACAGGATGGCTGGCCAATCCGGCGAGACCGTGCCGATTGAGCACAGCGCCGGTATCGCGATAGCTCTCCCAGATGCTGCGAGATCCCGATTCCTGGCTGCCATGGCCGTCCGGTGCGCTCAGGATAGCGGCAGCGCAACGGAGCAGCAAATAGGCGTCTTGTGTCTCGGGCTTGTAATCAAGGAGCTCAGTGAGCTCGATCTCGAGACTCCCGTCCGAAGATTGCATGCGCAGATCTGTCTGCAGCCGGACTGAGACCAAGGGCGCCGTCGTGACGGGCAATGGCGTGACCAGATCGACTGTGCCATCGGCTTCCGGCACGATATCGATGATGTCGATCACTGTGCTGCCATTGAGGATCTCGATAGTGACAGGGCCATTGAGCAGCGCACCGCTCACCCATGCGTGAGTCAGCGCAAAACCGCTCGCATACTGATAGCTGCTGCCTCCGGGCGTGGATGCGCGCGTCCCCTGCGGCTGTGGGCTGTGAAAGCGAAAAAGCGGGTAGTGCGCAGTGAGTGCGGTGAGGTCTGCCGTGGCCGTCCCACGGGCCGGCGCCAGGAAATATTGTGTGGCGAGAAAAGCCTGAAAATCAAACGCGTCCTGCAAATGATACCGGGGCTGGGCACGTTGCTCGGTTGAGCCGCGGAACTCCCGGATGAACCAATTTAGGACGCGGAAGAGTTGCTGGCCATCTGTCTTACGCAGGCGCGGGGCGCCCGTGTAAGGACCCTCGATATAATCGGCGGTGGGCAACACCTGCAGCGTGCCGGCATTCAGAAACACGTAATAAGCCCAAGGCGTGTAAACGACACCGGCAATGTGTGTTGGGTATTGCTCGATGTCGGCCGGCTGGCATGTGCCGTCGTAAATGATCGTCGTCAAGCCCTTCGCCGATCCTGCGGTGGTGGGCGTGAACTTTATCTCCCAGTTGACCGGGGCCGGCATCTCGTCGGCTGGGTTGGGGTCCTCACACGCATCGGGCAGGATCTCCGGCGATGGCATCCAGTCCCCATAGCTGCGACCGTGAGGCGAATAGTTCGAGTACCGGATGGCGCTGAAACTCCGTGCGGCGTCGAATGCCGGCGAGCCGAGCGCGCCATTAGCCGGGTCATAGGCGCCGCGCTGCATCTTCGCGACCTGCCATACTTCCGCCGCCGTGGCCGGCGCATGGCCATCGATATAGAGCGGGATGCCGCCAAAGAGCGGATCTGTGAGGCGTGTCTCCTCGTCATACAGCCCCATAGCATCGTTTCCAAACACGAATGCATTGATGGGGTTGGTGAGATTCGCACCCTCCGGGTCGCCTGGGCCGCTGGCCGGCCATTGCGCATCCGCAGGGTCGAGATGCGCGTAAAATTCGAGGAACTCGGACTTGCTGGGCCAAAGAAAACCTGATGAATCCGGATTACGCACCTGAGTGAAAAGCGAAAGGATGTAGTAGAAGATCCGGAACGTGCCGTCACCGAGACCGGACCGCAGCCGGGAATTGAAGGCTCGCGACAGCGTAGCGAGCTGCGTGCTGGTAATCCGATCACCAGCGACGACGGTGGGGGCGCGGGTGAAGGTGACAGCCATAGATTGTCAGTCTGCAAGACGGCGAGACCGTGAGACAGGTCAATCAATCTTCCGCGGCCCAGAACTGTATTTGGCATGCGGCGGTGTTCGCCCGCGCATACGGCACCACATCGAGCGCGGTGAGACAGCAGCTCTGGCCGGGCTTGAGCTTGGACAACAGATTCGTGCAGCCGACCTCGCGGAAGAGCTCGACGTAATTGGTGGCGTCGTTGTTTTTGACCACCAGATCGAACGGTGTGCCGACATCCGCCGGCATGTCCAGGACCTCGGCGGCTGTGCCGACGGCTTGGGTGGTGGCCGTCATGTCATTGCCGGTCATGTCGATGGATTTGCTGAGGGTGCCGGTGTTGATGGCGGCTCCCCCTTTGCTCACGGAGAGTGAGATCGAGAATGATTTTTCAGAGGCCATAGTTTTTAGCTTTTAGGTTGCTGTGATATCAGCCCCAGCGCGGCACGATGTCCGTGCTGGAGGCAGTGTGGTTCGCGGACTTGGTCGGTCGGCGCACCACACCGCGCGTGGTGTGCGATGTCAAGAGATTGGGAGAGCTGGACGGGCGCAGCCGCGCCAGGGCGCGCTCCAGGCGGTCGATCCGGGATTTAAGTTTGGCGATCATATTGACATTGGATCATGTGGCCTGCTCGTGAACAAAGGTGTCGTATGAGTCCGCGTGCCAGTATTCCTGGGTGATGTCGTACTTATCGGCTGAGCTTTGCTCCTGTGTGGGAGTGCGCTTGAGCCAGACCCCCTCGGGCAGATCGAACAGAAGCGTGGGAATACTTTCCTTCGAGCGCAGATCCGCGGTGGTGGCGAAAATTTTCCCGATATTGGTGGTGCTGGGCTTGAGGTTGCTCCGCCTAACCACGACGCGTGTGTGGCGCAGCACATACTGCGAGACTGTGTAGGATTCGACCCCTTTGGCCAGGCTCAATATCAGGCCTGCAAAGACAGACTGACTTAGCCTGAGCTGCCTTACGACAAAGTCGAGAATGTAATCCGTGTTGAGCGCTACCTCGGTGCCGTTAACATCGACCGTGATACTCTCGCCGCGGATGAGCGCCTCGACGTCAGCGCGGAACCGGGCGATAAATGTGATCTGATTGGCTGTGCTCATGCCCAGTGATGTGAGCCGCGCAAACTGGTTCTGGACAGCAGGCAGCTCCCAGATTGATTTTTCCATGTCGTTGCCGACTAGCTCCCACTTCTCGCCTACAGGGGTGTTCGGGTCCTGAGTCTCCTCCGCGCCGTAAATGACGCTGATAAGCTGATAGCCACCGAGAGATTCCTCCTCGCGCTGGAAGCGCAGTCCTGCCGCTTTCACCTCGCTCTGTTTGGCGTCCACCGCTGCGGGAGTGCCGCGCCATCGGCGCGTGAGAGACCAGCCTGTGCGCGGATCCCATGTGCGGATGGGAGTGAGCTCGACAACACCAGATGATCCGTAATAGCTCATACCTCAGTCAAGTCCCTGCGCAGGCTCTGGATGGAGCGATCTACGCGCTCCAAGAGCGCAATTTGTTTGTTGAGCTTGGTGGCGGTATCGCCGCCGCGGAAAAGGCCAATGCGTGTGAGCGCGTCTGCGGTGGTGGCGGATGTAGCACTCTGGCTAGAGAGCTTCCGCGCTGCTGGGCTCACAGCTCGGTCTGTATCGCCACCAACCACCCCTCGCCGGCTGCCGACCAATAGCTGCTCCGCAAAGACATCTTCCATCGCCTTATTGGCGATTTCGAGCGCGGAGAATTTTTCAAGTTGAGCTCGAGCTGCGGCCATAGCTGTACCAATACCTGGCCCAAATGGCGAGAGCAACCCGCCTGCATAGCGTCGGAGCGCGCCTTGTTTGGCCGTTTCGGCTCCGACGAACGAACTAACGAAGGCCACGCCAGCCCTCAGGTCAGTGAACCTGTCCATGAGCCATGTCAGCGGGCCGGCTAACCCGCTTTGCAACTGCCGCCCGAGCTGGCCGAAGTGGTCACCGAGCGCATCGACCTTCTTGATCACGCTATCCTCGATGACGATCCCGAGACGCTGTGCATCCGCTGCTGCGCGCCCGAAACCTCCGCGAAATGCCGGGACTAATCGATCCGCGCTCCGACCGAGTAGATTAACAATGTCAGCCAATTGCTGCACGCTGGGATTTGTCTTGCTGACACGATCGGCAATTTCGCGGAAAATGCGCTCCGGCGATTTCTGCCGTAATTCGTCAAGTGAGATGCCCAATCTCGCGAAGCTTTTGAGATCCGGTTTGTTGCCGCCGAGCGCACCTAACATCGAGACCTGGAGATGCTTGAGTGCATTACCCACATCATCGAGTGACGCGCCTGTCAGGCTGGCGGCATAATCGAACTCCTGAAGCGCCTCTGTGCCCACGTTTACACGTTCTGATGTGTCCTGGATGCGAGAGGCGAAAGCGATCAGTGACCGCGTCTTGGCCAGCAGCGCAAATCCGACAGCTGTTGGCCCTAGATATCTACTGAAGATGCTTCCCAGCCGGCTGGTGCTCGATGCGGTCTGGTTGAGTGCTCCCCGCAGTTGATTGACCGCGCTAGCCGTCTGTGTGGCCCCACTGGCCCGCAGATCGATGGTGAATGGTGCCCCCATGGTTATGGTAGTGGTGTGGGGATGTTATCCAGCGCGGCATCGATATCCGGGCTGACCCATTCGATGTGTCCCTTGGTCTCCCAAAAACAACAGATATCCCACAAAGCGACCGTCAGTGGTGTATCGAGTGCGCTCTGCGCGCTGTGGCCGAGCCGCGACATGAGTGTGACCTTCAGCACCTGGAGGAGAGGCGCGCTCGAGGCCGCGGATTTATCGCGCTCCCAGACGCTGGGGGCGTCCCATGCCGCAGCCAGATAGGCCTGCCATTGTGCCCAGGCCGCGGTTAGGCCGGCGTCGAGGCGAGCGCGAGATGTGAGGCGCATTTGCCAGGCCCACAGCTTAAGCGCGCACCGAGTGCGCCGGCGCTGCAGATGCGCTGCAGCACGATCCCATGCACGGCTGCATACCCACAGGCAGAGGAGCAGATCACCGATATCCGGCATCGTTGTCGCGGGGAGGCTCCGTCCTTGCTCCCGCGGCGCGCCTGCCGAGCCCAGCTCCAGCCGATCCAGCAGCAGCGCGTGACCGAGGGTGAGCGGCAGGAGAGGCACACCCAGGATGCGCCATCGATCCGGGAATAGCACGGCGGCATAACGCTGGCTGTAGCTGCTCATCTCAGGCTCTCACATTCTCACGTGCTCACGTTTTAGGCCGCGGCTGCAATGAGTGTGGTAATTGTCACGCCGGCCGGCAGGTCGAGCGGGCGGAAGCAACGCAGGCGGAGCGCATTTTGGCCGCGCACCACGCTGCGCGCGGCGCCGCCGGTGTAGATGTAGTCGCCGTTGAGGAGGACTGTGTCCGGCGCGGCGCTCTCGGGGAGCCCGGCTAGGGTCACCTTGCTCGGGACATCCGGATAGGTGAGCGCGCCCCGAGCCGCCGCAGTGCCGGCGGCCTTGGGGAAAAGGACGATATCGACGCTATAGCGCTCGTCCGATTTGGAAAATCCGATGAGCTGATTGAGTCCATTCTTGAACTCTTCCAGTTCAGCGGTGTGCTCGCCCTCGACGGAATCCGGAATGGCGGCGACGGCGACCCCGGCGAATGAGACGGTGCCATCGACCCCTTTGACTGTGGCTGATCCTGTGTATGTCATATGATTTTGAGATGGAAGTGTTGGGCTGTCATGGTGTGACGGTAAGGACGGTGTGAGTCTTGGCGATGAGGCGGAAGACGAAGGTCAGGTCCTCGCGCTCGTCCTCCGGCTGATCGACATCGAGTTGCTGGAGGTCCTGGATTTCCAGTGGGGTCCACACCTCGCTGGGCGCCCACTCGGCCAGTGACGCATAGGTATGCATGCCGATGTCGATGCCGGGCTTGCCAGTCCCATGCGCGGATGTGTTGAGGCGGGGCCGCTCGATGATATCGAGCACCAGATGCACATCCAGGCTGTAGCGCAGATCCGGCGAGGGCTGGACGCGCGGGATGAAAATAAAAATGAGGATGCCGGCCGTCTGGAGGCGTTTGCGTATGGCAGTCTCGATATCCCCATGGCTTTCCGTGAGGACGGGGATCTCGATCGGTGTCGAGTAGTAGGTATCACCGGTGAGGCGGGTGGCTATGGAATCGCGCAGGGCTGTCAGCATAAGGAGGCCCGCGAAACACGCGAAACATGCGAAAGGTTTTGTCTGTGAGTCATGGCCGTTATGGGCTGACGGTCCATTGACCGTAACTAGCCACGTCCACCCATTTAGTCGAGGTCGTAGCAACCAATGTAACACGGTCTCCAATGCTTGTGGAATTCAAATAACCTGCGGCAGAGGTTGTTGCGTTACCAACAGAAATTGTCTCACCAGTAAAAGCATTGATTTGGATGCCATCATCATCTGTTACCCGAAAAGAAAACACCTGTCCTGCAGTCGCATTAGGTAAGTTATAAACTGCCAGCGCAGTCGCAGCGTCATTAACACAGAGCGTGGCGCTATCTGCCGAGACAAGTGTATTGGTTGCCGATCCATCATTGTTATAAATCCGGACAGTGATTGCGGTTCCGGCAATTGTTCCACCGGTAATAGCAACGGCTGAAGCAGCCTGTGTTGACATAGTTCCAAGACCAGTCACGTCTGTATTCGGAACACTGGCAACAGTAGTAAACGCACTCGTGCCGCTGGCTTTAAGATAACCAGCAGTAAATGTCCCCGCACCAGAGCCACCACGGGCGACACCTAAGGTGCCGGTATCAATCGCCGAGGCATCCAGGCCGTCTATCGCACTCTCGGTAGCGCTCGTGACGCGTCCATACGTATCCACCGTGACCGTCACGGTCGTCTGTGCGTCTCCACCATAAGTTGCCGGCGTTACTCCGGATGTCGGCAGCGATGTGGCTAGCAACGTCCCGCTCACATCGGCATTGCCTAGGTTGACTGGCTCCCAGGTGGGAGCTCCAGAGGGAGCGCCGCGGAGGAATTTGTTGGTGTTTCCCGCGGCGGCGCTCGTTCCGATCGTATTCGCATCGGACCAATAACCTATACCATATTGGGTCCCGGTAATTCCGGTGAATGCGCTCGTCCCGTTGCCCTTGAGCATCCCTGTCAGCGTGGTCGCTTCCGTGCCTCCATTTTCGACCGGGAGCGTTCCGGTGACGTCTGCGGTCAGGCTCAGAGCTGACCAGGTGGGCAGGCCGCTGGCATTGCCATGCAGCACTTGGGCCGATGTGCCCGCGGCGAGTGATGCTAATGTCTTATCAGCCGCCGAAACTGCCACACGGCTGGCAGTCAGATCGGAGTTGGTCAACAGCGTTTGGGTGCCGCCTACGATGTTGATGTTGGTGAAATTGCCTCCGCTTCCCGAGCCAGCCCCGATAGCGGCTCTGGCTGCGGCGGCATCCTCGGACTCGAGGAATGTGCGAATGTGCGATCCGCCGAGAGGTCGGCTTGTGGCGATAGTGGCGATGAGGCCGCTCCCGAGGAGCAGGCCAAGTGCGATACTGAGGAGAATTCGAGGTTTTCGATCTGAATTGTTCATCTTCATAGGTTTAATGTTAAATTTTGCGATCAATCTCCCACCAGCAAGCACTTGATCCGCTTGCGCTTCTTCCCGCCCTCATCGGCCCAAATCAAGTTTTCCGTTGCTTTTCCGACAGTGTAATTGTGTTGGAAATCATCTGCTTGGCGTTGGGCGCACCCGAGTGAGCTTGAGCTCATCAGAAAATCGCCAGCCTCGATGTCCCCACCATCATCGGAAACCCACATCACGCACGTCCCGATGCTCGCGACCATGTCCCGGCCTTCTTTATCGGTCCCGAGGTAAACTCCGATGGCGAGCTTGTTGGCAGGGATTGCGCGGGCCAAGCGAGATTTCCATAGGTGCGATTTACCGGATGACTCGAAATACGTGGCTGCAACGACATTTGTGGTGGTTGGGAAATAGTTGGTGCTAACGGAGGTTTCCCATTCCGTGTTTTGCATCCAATTGGTCACGACATCGGGTTGCTGAACAATCTCGGAATGGATCATTTGTTCGAAAGACGTTCCGGAGACGGTTTTGACGATATTCGTCGCGTAAACAGTATTGGTCTGCTGCCGGAACTGGTCTCCATCCCGTATATAAACGACAACGCTATTCGTGCTAATTTGCTCATCTGACTGATAGGTATGGATCGTCTCCAGAACCGGATTCCCAGCGCCGTCAACCACAGGGAAAGAATTGGTGACCGGTGTGAAATTGGTAACCACACTAGAAATCATATTGGTTACGAGAATCCGATTGGTCTTGTAGCTCTCATAGGCTTCAACGACGTTGGTTGTAGCTGGCGTCCGAAGACGTTTCGGCCAGGACGGATTTCCGGGAACAATCTCGATCAACGCACCAATCCGCGCGGCTGCCGGAATAGTATCAATATCAACAATCTGAGAATAATGAGACGCTGTGAAAGTATTATATGAGATCACGCCGGCGCTGGCGGTCCCGGCAATCGAGCCTTCGGAACCTGTATTTGATCGGAAATCGACGAAAGTATCTAAAGCAGTAATTTCTGACTGCACAGCTCGAATTCCCACAGTGACAACGGTCGAGTCATCCTCACTTCGGATGTCGAGCATCCCGATGGGTTCATTTGTCCCGATTCCGACACCCTGCGAAATCCGCATTCGCTCTGCGCCGGAGGTGCTAAATGCGATTACATCAGCAGATGGCGCCCACATCCCAGTATTTAGATCCCCATTGAAAGCAACGCCTGGAGAACCAACTGTGCCAGTGGTTGCTGCGATTTGATAACCTGATCCCATAGTAACAGTGCCATTGTGATCGGTTTCCGCGTTGACGGTAAGGGTGCCTCCCAATTGAGTAGTAGAATCCACCATCAATGTGCCTGCTATATCCAGCAGCGCATCAGGAGTCGTATCATTAATGCCGACGTTGCCGCTATCTAAAATAGTAACCAAATCACTTGCACCATTGTCTCCCCTAAAGTAGAGGTTAGAATCTTCTCCAGCAGTTCCAAAATTGATATAAGAATTTCCAGCACCTGCGGAAATCAAATTAACCATCGCACTACTCGTGCCCTGAACCCACAAGTCAACTTGTCCACTAGAATTATTTACGTGCAATTCTGCCCCCGGTCCCGTCGTCCCGATGCCGACGTTACCATTCGTTTCCGTGATCGAGGAATCTCCAACACTTGAGCTGCTAAGAAATTTAGCCAATTTATTTTGCGTTCCAGTGCCTGTAACCGGGTTCCCGGATATATCGCTAACAGGAATTGCAGTCACGGCGGATACAACACCAGCCGTGCCCTTGAGATAGCCGGCTAATGTGCCGATTGTCATCGTCCCCGGAACGGTCAAGCTATCACCACTTCCAAGCGAGAGCGTGCTGACTCCAGTGCGTGACAAAGTGGTATCTTGCGTCCCAGTGCCTGGACCCCATGCCATTTCCCCGTTGTTATACAAAAGAAAAAAATGGTAAGCTTCTGCTCCGGATACCTTCGTCGAGATGACACCACCGCCAGCAGCAGCACCAGTCGAATCTAGGCTGTCAGCAAACACAGTGTCGAAAGGATAATTAATCGCTCCCAAATCGTCCGTGCTATTGACTGGGATAATCCCGGCCATCGTGGAAAGAGCATTCCAGGTATTCAGTCCACCCCAGATATTCGCGCTGGCAAACAGGTCGTATTGAGCCCAGACACCGGCTGAGATCTGCGGGAAACCAGTCCAAGCGCTGCTGTTTGTTCCTATTCCGCCGTTGGCAGCTCCCAGCGTTCCGGTGATATCGGATGACAAACTCAAGCTGCTCCATGTTGGGTCACCGCCGGCATTTCCGTGTAGGACTTGAGTTGAGGTGCCGGCTTCAACTCCGACGGCTTGACGCGCCACCAGCTTGGTCTGGCTCTGGAGCAGCGATTGAATGTGACCGCCGCCGATTGGCCGGATGTCGGCGGCCATGGCTGCCAGCGGCAGCAGACAACAGGCGATTGCAATTTGGGAATACCTCGTCACTCGATCGTCCATAAACTAAGATTCGGTGTGATGATCCAATTGGTGGTATTGATCGCCTGGCACATTGCGTCGTCTCCCATGTGCATGCTGGTGATCGATCCACCGGCACTGCTGAGTGTGCCACTGATCCGCAAGGTCGTATTGGTGTCCGCCGGAACGATCCGCATCCCCTCCGACGTCAGATTGATGCAGAGGAACCGCAGCCCGGCTGCGGCGCTCGGGAGCGTGACCTGCACAAGGTTGGTGGCGCCCTGGTTGTGCACCCAGGCCCCTGATTGCCCGGCTGTGAGAGTGGTGTTGGTGGCTGTGACAGACAGCACCAAGGGCATCGATGGAACGGTCAGCCGCAGCCAGCGCCCCGAGTATGAGTTGGGCTTGAGGACTGAATAGCTGTTGGTCCCCGCATCCGATGCGGGATCGTAATACAGCACGCCGCCCAGCCCATCGCCCAATGTGGACCAGCCCTTCAAGATGCAGGTCCGGTGCAGACCGGGAGCGGTCGATGCCAGATCCGCGGCGGTTGATTTTTCTAGCGTGAAATCCGCGACAAGCGAGAGCGGAAAAACGACGGCGGCAAAAACAACCCAGCGCAGAGAGAGACGCTTTGCATTCCGCATTCCCCATTCCCCATTCCGCGTTCTCATAATATTTGTCTCCAGAGTCCTGCGGTGGTGAAGTCCGATGGCCGCACGTAGAGCAATCCGTCGTCGGCATCCATGCTGGCGGCATCCCAGGCGTAGACGCGCGGTGGGGCAATATCCCAAGCAGCAGTTTCTCCGAGCAACCAAGCGATCTTGTTCCCAGCCGCGCTGGCGACGGTCCGGAGCGCGGTGAGTGTATCGGCGCGGTAAAAACCGCTGGTGGACGGGGATGCGGTAAAGCTGATATCCCCGTCGATGAGCTCCAGAATATCATAGCTCGCGTTATCATCCGGGACGGCAATGGTGAGTGACTCGCGCCCCACCCACACGCGGTACTGACCGGTGCGCAAAGTGACTGTGAATGTCCCGGCTGCCGTGCATGAGACAACCTCGTCTTCAGCCACGATGAGATCCGGCGCATCAGCCACGGGAGTCGAGAGCGCCCGGAACCGCAACTCCCCGGTGTAGGGGTGATTGTCCGGCGTCTTGATTGTGCCTGTGATAACTGACATGTCATGGTCACTCGATTAGCGTAAGGATGTCATGCGAGAGCGCATCGTCCGGCACCAGGATTGTCTCCGTCTCCCGGCCCGCGGTGACCTGGTACCGCCCGTTCCGGAGTGTGGTGCTGAACTGTCCGAGCGCATCGCACTGGACCACCACATCGCTGCCCACGATCAGGTCCGGCGCATCCGCGAGCGGTGTGCTAAGCGCCCGGAAACGCACATGGCCGGTGTAGGGCGCATCCTCGGGTGTCTTAATTGTACCAGTCACGGTTGCCATACAATCAAGAGCCCGCTAAACACGCGAAACACGCTAAAAGGAAACTGGTTCACTTTCGCTTTTTTCGCGTTTGTCGCGTTGGGAGACTTCATAGCCCTTCGAGTTTTTCGCGGCTCGTCTGCCGGTCGCTGCTGGTCACGATCTCGGCGCGGGCCGGCCCGCCGCCGGCGAGCTTGAACTCACCTTTGGCGCACGACCGGAGCAGCTCCATGGCCGCATCGTATGCGTTCTTGCGCGCTTCGGTTGGTTTGTCTCCCACCCGGAGCGGCAGTCTGTATGCGACGAGATCCAAGGCGGTGCTGGTGAGCGTGTCCGGGATTGTCCCGGTCGCTCCGGGGGTGACCTGGTGCGCGGCGTAACCACGCACCAGGAGCGCGACCGTAGCCATGACTGCACTCACGGGATCCGCCTGCCCGGCGGCCAGAGCGGTCTGGCGCCAGGCGGTGAGCTCAGCGTCAGAGACGACCGTCAGCAGGTCCGATTCCGTGAGTGTGATCCAGTCCATCGCGGGTGTGTGTGGCGGTTACGAGACGGTCCACTTGCGCAGGCCGAGTGTGCTGGTGATCTTCACCAGGCTGTAATGCTCGACGGTGATCGCGTAGAGCTTGGCGCTGAGCTGCTGCTCGTAGACACGGTATTTCGTCCCGCCTTCGGTCGGGGTGAAGAACCGCTTGCAGTTCGCGGGATCATCTTCGTCCACACCTGTCGTGCAGTAGCAACCGAAGACCAGGTTGTTTACAAGCTCGGCCAGGGCTGATGCTGATGTCCGGTATCGTTGGGAACTCACGTGGACAGCGTCCACGCCGAGGAAGGCAGCGACTTGCGCCGGCGTTTGCCCGGCGCTGGCATAGCCACCGGCGAGGTTCTGTGCCCGATGGCTCAGGCCACGCTTGTTCCACGCCGTGGCGCCGTAGCAGACGCGGTTGGGGTAAATGCCCGAGGCTGTCTCGCCCGCGAGCAGACCGGTCTTGATGTCCTGATCCGGGTCCTTGCCGGCCGTGGTGTCCCACGTCACAGCGGTGTTTGTGGCCGCCGCCGAGATGAGCGCCACGGCGCGGCGCAGCTCCGTGCGGAGCAAGCGTTCGGTGAGCTTGCCGGTGTAGCGCTGCCGCCAGTTCGGCTTCTGCAGCACGCGGTCGAGATCCAGGATAATGGTGAGCCCTTTGTTCTCGGTCTCGGCATTCGTCTTGGTCTCCGTGTAAGGTTTGACCGTTTTGAAATCCGCGTTCATGGCGCGGATATCTTCATCGTTCGGCTCCTCGAGAAACGCTTCCGCGTGCGTGAACTCCGTATAGCGGAAGAGCCGGTTCACCGGCACGGGAGGCGCACAAAAATCGAGCGTCTCTTCGATGTTGCGCTGGTCTTTCCAGCCGACAGAGTACCCGGTGAGTTCCTCGCTCCAGTAAGCTTCGGCTAACATCGTGTCGTTAGCCAGGGCGACTTGACCGTGATCGAGATGGGCCGGCAGCATCGGGAGAATCCCCTCGGCGGCGAGAATGGCTTGTTCGTTCAAAAGTGCGAATTGAGTTGGCTTCATAATTGATTCGTGTGGATTATGTTATTACAGGATTTTGACGTTGCCGCCGGTGGCAGCCACGGCGATCTCGCGCACATCATCCGCCAGCACCTCGGCGGCGTCCGCTATGGCCTCGCCCTCGGTCTTATGCGTGTTGACGGTGGCGCGGAGGGCGGTCACGTCGGCCTTCAACGCATTCACGAAGGTGCGCAACAGTGCCATTTCCGCCGCGCTCGGCGGATCGGTGAAGACTCCGATATCAGCTCCGACAGTCAGCGCATCCGGGGCAGTGAGTGTGAGTGAACCCAGGTCGGTGTCGGCACTGGTGAGCGCGGCAATGACCACGAGCTTCTCGGGCACACACGTCTCGACTTCGATCTCGACGCCGTCGCCGGTGGCGGCGGTGAGCGCCCGCCCCACATGGTAGTAGGTGCCGGCGGCCACTGGCAGATCCTGGGCCTTGCCGGCGGCGGCCGTGTAAACATCCTCGCCCGCTGTGATGGCTTCGGATGCGGTCATGACCTTGGTGCGATCGCTCGCCCCAAGGAAATGGACGTGGAGCAGGTCCTCAGCTTCGTCGGCCTCATCCTCGGAGATGCCAATGGGGATATCGGCGGCGGTGCAGATGGTCACATGCTTGGCGTCGGAGCCGAGCTTGAGGAGGATGTTGCGGTTGATGACACCATCCGCCTTTTTGGTGGTGGTGCCTTGGTGCGTGCCCTCGGAAATGTTCGCGAGCGCGATCCGATTTGGCCCGCGAAACACGCTAAAGAGCGCTAAAACGGTGAGGAGGATTATGAGGAATGTGAACATGGTTTTGTCCTTGGTCAGTAGTTAATCGTCGTTGTCAGTGGTCAGTTGGTTTTGGGTTGGTTAAGTTTGGCCAGCTCGATGTCCCAGGCTGCTTGAGCCTTGAGCACCTCGATGGCTTGGTCCTTGGTGAGGCCGGCGGCGACCTTGGCGCGGATCGCGTCCGGGTCCAACCCGGCGTCCTTGAGTTCCGCGCGCAGTTTGTCATTCTCCGCCTGCAGTTGTTCGAGTGAATTTTTTGTCATAAGAGTTTTCTGTGTGTTGCGTCTGTTGAGGCGATTACTTCACGCCCGGTTTGTGGAGTTGCTCGGCGAGCTCAGGTTTCTGCTC